CAATTTGTCTTTAAGTGTTTCAAACACCATAGGATCACTATCTTTCAACAATTCGAAGTAATCACATTCTGTTAACAATCTTCTTATTATTTTTTTACCAATCGCTTGTTTAAGTCTTTCTTGAATGTCAGTAAGTGGTTGTGGTTTAACCGCTTGTGAATTAACTTGATCGGGCGCACTTTGATTGATATCGTTTGCGTCTGTTGGGTCTTGAGCACTTAAATCATCAACAATTGTTATTTTACTTATAATTGCCGCGTTAACCGCTAAACTAGGATAGGAATAAGGAATTGATGTTGCCGGAACTGTTGGTTGATTGGCAGGACTTACTATAGTTTGTGTTGTTAAAAAATCACTACCGTTTACGGGATTAGTTTTATTGGAGTAATCCTTTATTGTAATTTTACCTAAAGTGCCGCTTGATTGTATTGTTAGTTTTTTGTTGTCGATTTCAGATTTAAGTTTTTCAGTTAAAAAGTTTTTTGCCGAATCGGCATACTCTTGTGTTTTTCCTTCTATTTTTATATCAACAATATTTTTGTTTGATACAATACTTTTTACACCTTCAACAAAATCATTATTTATTGTATCAAAATTATTTTGAACAACTTTATTAATAAACAAAGTTGTGTCATCAGGAATATAAACATACTGTGTATTTCCTTGTACTTCTACAGCTGGCGGACAGTTAGCCGTAATTGTTGCAACATTCGAAACATAGCTGTTGTATTGAGATTGAAAATTAAAATCTTGTGTATTTGGCCCAAAAAAGAATCCTAAACCTTCATACCTAGTAATAAAATTATTTTCTTCTTCAGGTGTATTACCAATAGTCGAAGCGTTTTCAGATGAAGTATTTTCCGCAGGAATTTCATTTTGGATTTGTGCTAGTTCTTCCGGTGTTAACCTTGGGTCATTAAGTAAGTTTTGGTACATTTCCAATTCTCTTAATGGAAGTGTGTTAAATTTAGCCGCTAATTCATACAAGTCGTATTTAGTACAACCCGCAATAAAGGACTTAACTACTTGATCAAATTTTTCTTTTCCTAATTTTTCTAATTGTTTGTTTGCAATTAAATTAATGATCGATGGGTGGTCAACAACAATTTTGAAACCTAGTTTTCCTGCTCTTGTTGTATTTTTATAAGAATAAACAGGTTCAGGTCGACCTAAAAAAGGAACTTCATCAAAATTTGCAGTACTTCCATCACTGAATTCAACATCATATGGTGGAAACCACATTATTCTACCACCGTTTGGTCCCCTTTCACAAAGGGGAAGTTCATCTACGGTGTATCCTGGTCTATCAGAAGTTCTCCACGCCAAGTTTTCAATTGATATCATGTATTTTTTTGCACCCTTAGACGTAACATTTGTCGACCCAATTCCTTTGATAGGTGCAATATTAAGATTGTATGTACTATCTAAAACAGAATATGAAAATCTTCTATTTTGAGTTGTCATACCTTCCGACTTTTGTAAGTCATTAAATGTGTAGTATGGTGTGTCTTTTGTAAAAACTCTACAGTATTCAATACCAGCTTCTTCACCAGTAGAATTATCCAAGTATGACATTATTTTTGAACCTTTGGTTATTTCACGGTAACCGTCATGAAATACTTTACTGACTTGATTGATAGCATTTCCGGCGTGTTTTAATCTTCTTTTTCCGAATAGGTTGTCAGCAGAATTTACTAATCTTTGTGTATTATCAAGTATTGAACCTTGTTTAAGTCCAAAATTAGTTGATTCGTTGAATAGGTAAGATGTACTGATTTGGTTGAAGTCATCGTCAACTGATACCGCATCTCCTCCCTGTTTTACTTTGAATCCAGCGTTGTCTTTGAATCTTGGTGATGTCCAAACAAAACCACCGTCAGGTTTTCCGCCGTTTTCTGTTGCAAATCCATTCAATCCAAATTTTGCCTGTTCCATTCCAATACCTTCATATTGGTTACCCATTTCATCCGGTCCAAAAACTATAGCATTTGTAAGTTTTCCAAGTGAATTTACAGGAACAGCGTTCACAGGAGATGTTATAAATTCAGGGTTGTTTGCGTCAGATCCTAAATAATAACCCCCTGTAATTTCTGCACCAACACTTCTTAAAATAGTGTTAACACCTGCTATTGCAACGTTTCCTAATCCCCCTATTTGGTAAGATGGTCTAAATTGGTTTTTGTTTAACAATGCATAAAGTGTAGAAATTTGTCCAGCCCCTGTTTGACTTAATAGAGCCTTTGATGGTTGTAAGAATCTACTCGAGCCGTCTGCTAACAAATTAAACGAACCTGCGGCAGTATTTTGTAAAACGTTTGCGATTTGATTTCCTGTTGTAGGATTTCTATTTGTATCTTCATCGATAAACAAAGGTCCTTCTAAAGGTGATGAAGGACTAAAGTCCCCTCTTAATCTATCTAAGAAACTAACATTACTATCAGTAACTGTAATTCGATAATCTCTACTTCCTCCAAAACCACTACCGGCTAAAGCCGAAGGTGAAGTTAAATTTGTATTAGTTTCTCTAAAAAGTTGTCTTTCTTGTTCTGCTGCAGAGCTTGCATCAAAATTAGTAGAAAGTTTAGTGGCAGAAAGTCTTGCTAAATATGAATCACTTGATAAGGAACCGTCACTTCCTACAGGATTGTTTTGTGTATATAAAGAATAAGCATCGTAGTTTGATGGTGTAAAAAATATTGGGTCAAAATAAGGTTGGTGTACTTGATTTGCCACAGTATATTCCGTAACATCAAACATTTCGTTGAATCCCCCAACCGGTCCGTACTTGTTTTTGTTATATGCACTATCAATGAAAAATTCATTAACAATGTCAAGATTGGTACTTGATGGATTGTATTCACCATCATTTGATGAAGATATAATCGGATCTTGTTGTGTACCAATAACATTTACAAATCCACCGTTAGGTCCGTACTTATTTAAAACATAAAAATTATCAGCTTCATTAGTGGAACCAATATTAGGTGAATTTATGTTCGGGATTTCAGATAGGGTTTTTTCATAATTAACAGGACCCAAAGGAGCACTATAAAAACCTGACACATTATATGGGGGTAATGTTTTTGCAATTAACTTATCCCTAAAAGTTGCACTATTTTGAAAACTTAAACTTGTTTCAGGCATTATTCAATTTTATTAATAAATAGATTTTAGGAATGTTTTTTTAATAGTAATTAACACCTTTAATTTTTTCTAATCCCATTTTGATGTTATTAACAAATTCAGGTTTCAACACAACGTTTTCAATAACCCCTTTCAATTCATTTTGATTGATGTTAGTTGGTACGTTTTTTAGATCAACAACAATGTCTAATTTATGATTGATATCATTTGTGGTTTTAATTTCTGTTGGTGTTTCACTTGTTTTGGGAGTTTGAGACATCATTATATCCGTCAAGGCCTTTTCTCTTTCTATTTCCATCATAGATTTAGTTCCCAAATTTTCTGAAGTTAAGATTGGTTTTGTTTCTATTGGCGAAGAAACTAATGGTGTTTGTGGTGATTTAATTAATTCCATCATTTTAGCAACTTCTTCTTCAGTTTTTGGTCCATCAGTTGATGATATTATTGTATCATTACTATTTATTCTACCTATAGAACCTTCAGGACCCATGATTAATCTGTCGTTCCCTGGTAAACTCACAAAGTCATCTAATTTAAAAGTATTGGTCAAAAAGGTCCCCACGTTACCAAGAGCTGTTGTAAATCTGTTTGCTGCGCTTGTAAGACTTGGCATGGTATTGGTAGCTAAAGTTTCCATAGTATCAACAACTGTTTGGAGTGTTGGTTTCATAGCGTCTACCGCACTTTCTATTATTTTGATTTTCATGTCTACGGCCTTTCCCGCTTCATCGCTTAACTCATCTAATTTTGTAAGTGCAGTGGTTGAAAGTTTATTTGTGTTGTCGATGATACTTTGTATCATTTTTTCTCCGGTCTTTGAACCTGCAATTTGTGATGGTATTACAGTTTCTAAAGCTTTTATGGCTTGTGTAAATTTTGTATTTACATCCATCTGTTGCTCTATAAGTTTTACTAAATTTTTGTCTTCACCTGGTTTTGCTTGGAATGTATTTTTAATTTGATCATTTTGTGACTGAAGAAATTTCTGAAGTTGATCTCTCTCGTAAGAATTCATATCTTCAAGAGCCTTTGTTACCTGTTGACCATCTTGTTCATAAGTTACTTCAAATTTACCATCTTTACCTTTTGTAAGTAAATTGGTAAGTTTTTCCATTTCTTTTGGATCGGTTAATTGTAGTCCGGTTTGATTGATAAGATCTTGTTTGTCTTTCAACTGAGACATTGATATACCCATTTTTGATAACTCATCCGCACTGTAACCCGACTCAGAAGCAATTTCCTTTAAGAAGTCCATTCCAATTGCAGACATTTTACCCGTTTCGTCAACAAATTTAGATGCCATCTTAGCAATTTCTTCTTGTAACTTTGCCGGTTCATTTCTTGCTAAAAATCTGACTCTTTCAACGTTCATTAATTCTGAAGATCCTGTTGCCCCCAATCGTTGTAAAGTATTGACAAATGACTGTGCCTTTTCTGGTTTGTATAAATCTTCAGCAGATTTAAGTGCTGTAGACATATCTACACGTAACATCGCGGATTTAGCTGCCATGTCGGCTAATCCCATGACACCATCTTTAAAGTTAATTTTAGAAAGTGCCGACATGTTAGCATTAACCGACTTTGCAACTTCTTTTGCGTTAACACCAATTAGGTTAGCATTTTCCATTATTGATGCCATTTCAGAATTAGCTTCGTAAATTGATTTTCCTAGATTAGCGTAACTTGTAAATAAGTCTTTTGATTCTATACCAGTTGCCTGTGTTGTCGCAAACAATTCATCTGTTGCATTCTTATTAAGAACTAGTTGTGTTCCAAATGTAGCAAAAAGAGCTTCTTGTTGTTTTACTATATCAGCAACACTACCTCCTAATCTTGTTATTTCTGTAAGACCTTCTGTAAGTGTTTGTTTTAGTAAAAACGCCTGTTCCCTTCCTGCCCCTATAGTTTTTGCTAGCGTTGAAAACTGTTTGTCTATGTCTTCAACCATTGCTTGAATACCGGTGATATTCTTTTTTAAAGCTTCAGATACGTTTTTAAGAGTATCTGTACCAAAAGTTGTTCCTGATACAACCATAATTCTTTTTTAATAATAAATACCTATTTTATTGTTTTGGGTTGTTCATTTCAATGACCTTATCGATTATGTAGTTTCTTTGGTATGTAGGTATTTTCCAAAAATCCGAATATGGTATTCTTAAAAATTTAGCAAGAAATATATATTGATCAATTATATATTGTTTATATGTCGAAGAAAGGGCGAAAAAATTCAACCCCAAACGTTATCGAGGTCGACACGTTTTCTCCTGACGGGGCTATTGCATTTACTTTTAAGTCTAAACCAGGTTCGTTTTCTGAAATAAATTTTTTGATATACTTGGAATCCATTATCGGCATATTCTGAACAAATTCAATAATTTTACCTTTGTCGGTATCCCCATTTAATTCAACAATTTGTTCTTGTAAAGTCCACAATGTAGTAGGAGCAACTCTACCTTTTGGGTAACTTGATTCTTGATTTGTTATCTTACTTTTATCACCCAAGTTTAACAGTTTTAATTTTACGTTAGCATTACTTCTAGGTAAAATGGCAGTAAATGTTCCATCATCATTTGGTTTATTTTTTGGACTTTTAAAATTTATTTCGTCCAAAATAAAAGTGTGTTGAAATAAATTACCTGTTAATGGGTCCGTCAAATTCAAAGTATATTCAGGGCCAAAAGATGTGTTTCTTAAAAAAATTAAAATCGCTTCAATATCACCATCCAATAATTCTTCTGGTTTCAAATCAGGTTCATAAATTTTGTTTCTTAAAAGGGTAATTAACAAATTATTGTTTTTAATACCTGATGATAAAATATCTTCATCTGCGGCATTTAAGTAACCTACCTTAATACTTGATTTTTTACTTTTATAATAAAGACCTTTAGATGGTAATTCTACCACATCGTGTGGTAATGTAAAATTCATTTGACCGTAAAGTATTTCGTTTTCCATATTTTTTTTCTATAAAAATAATTCTAATTGTTTGATAGTAAATAAAAATCCATACTGTACTTGACAATATGGATTTGATATTTTGGAAATTAAATTTTAGATTTTAATAAACTAAAATTGCTCTGTCCATTTTTAGGTTCATTGTAATTTCAGTAGGACTATCAGTTCCGTATCCGACTGAACCAAAGTCAGCACTTATTGGAAATGCATTAACTAATATCCATCTTTCGATAACAACACCTGTTGGGTCTAACATTTCCAAGTCAACGTTTCTTTTATAACCCGCGGCGTAACCCATACGACCTGTAACTGATTCGGCAACTAATCGTACCCATTCCATAACCGCCTGAGCATTTGATGGTCCAATAGGGTCTAACATTTTTACACTTATATCACCCCAGTTAAAAGAACCCGCTACGTATGTTTCAGTGTTCAAAAATTTGATTGTGTTTGATGTAATAGTTATTTTAGGTCTTGATGCGGTTTGTACAAACCATTCATTAATTCCTAAATCAGTTGGAAACCGTAGAATAAACCTATTCTGTTTTTTTGGTTCATACGGTATCGGCATTTTCATTAAAAGATCAGCCATGTTATTATTTTTTTGTTTTAGTTTATTTTTATTTTATTATAAATATATCGATGAAAAAATTTTTCTATTTACTTCCATCTTTTTTTAAAATATTCTTCTACTAGACCGGTTTTCATATAGTTGTTTTTCTCCTCCTTTAGTATAATAAATATTTAAATCTTTTCCTATATCTGAAAATCTTTTCTTAATTGATTTAACATTTCTTTCATCATCATCTGAAAAACCAAATGAAGGTTTTTTAAATTTAAACAATCCACCACCAATTGACTCACTTCCAGTATTTACGTGATTTATAAATTGTGATTTTTGAAATTTTTTGGATGATCTAGTCATTCTATTATAAAATCTTAATAATTCGTTATATTTTTCTTCTTCAGGGTTCGCAGCAGACCCCTTACCGTGTGAAACGGGTGAAAATTGACATCTATCTAAATAATCATTAATTAACCAATTTTCATTTTCTATTTGTTTTAGGCCGGCAATACGACGATATTCTTTAAGGTGTTTAACAAGTTGTCCTTTTTCTACACCATGCATATTGTTTTCTATTATATATTTGACAGCCTTTTTTAACGCTGCTGGTGAATGACCCCTTGCTGTTATAATTGCAAAAACAGATCCACTATTTATCGCTTCAACAAAATCATTCCACACTTTTTCGGATGCTATAGGGGCATATTTTATATCTTCTAAAAACTTACGATCACCAGTTACATTGAAATCCCTAAATGGACTTTCATCAAAACCAACTATCATGTGACCTTCGTAATCAAAAGGTTGACTACCAACTAAAGTACGATACTCAGCAAAATCTTCGGTGTTCATTCCTATTACGTCACCATCTTCATCTTTCAAATAAATTAAAGTTGGCATTTTCATTAAATTATCATCCCAATCAAAAGCGTAGTACTTCATTGCATAAGATGGGTTTTCTTCAACAACTTCCTTAATAATTTTTTTAACTAAAAATTTGTAGTAATTCATATCATATAAATATATTAATTATGAAAAAAAAAGAGGGACGAATCCCTCTTTTAAAAAATCACATTTATATCATCATACATCTTCGAAAGAAGCACCTGTTGGTGTAATGTAGAATGTAATATCTATAAATTCTAGTGATCTTGTTGGTTTGATATATATCTTACCAGTCATCTGATTTCTATCTAGATCAGCCGTGTCATTTGATACGGTAACTCTAAAGTCATAAAGACCCCTATCCCTTCTGATACCATCTAATATTGGATTTACCGCATTTAGGAAATCTTGTCTTACTTTTTCATCGTTCTGATCAAACAATAATCTTACTGAAACTGCCGAAATTAACTTACGTGCTTGTAACAATAATCTTCGAACGTTTATTCTATCAAGTGCTGACTGTCTTACTTGTAGGGTTTTATTACCCCATATTACTGTACCCACATCTGAGAATGTAGCAATAGGGTTGATTCTACCAAGATAAAGAACATCTCTGTCTTCTTGAGTCAACTTCTTACGAGCTTTGATAGCGTTTACAATACCACGAGTATAACCCGCCGCAGCAAACCAAGGAAACGCAATGTTGTCTGTTAATGCTAAATTTCTGGTTACTTCAGCCGTTGGTGGTAGATAAATTTGTGTGTTATTTACACTATCTCTTGTTAACACCCACGGATAGTAAGTGGCGGTATAGTTAGAATCGATTCCTGTACCATCAAGATTATCAACCGCTTCTTGTGGATAAATCAAACCATCTACACCAGTTGTGGTAGGTAATAACAAATTGTAGTCAGGTGTAGTTGTTATATACAAAGAATCCGCTCTTTCGTTTTCTATCATATCTATTGTATCTTCTACTAAGTCACTGTTGTTAACATAGTCAATTCCTGGTGTAACAAATACATTTATATTAACCGCTTCAGGATTAGCAAAAGTTCTGATACCAAGTAAGTAAGCGTAATAGTCAGTGTTTGCGTATTCTCTTGTACCGTCACCAACAGTAATTTGTTTAAACGCTCCCCAACCAACTGCTGAAGGGTATCTTGTTGTTGCACAAGCCCCATTTAAGTAACCAGTTCTACCTAATTGGTATTTATCTGCGTTTGTTCTTCTTTCTCTGTAGATATCCCAACCATCGAATCCACCTTGTACAAGTAAAGTAAATTTACGAGCAAATAAACGGTAGTAAGGGTTTGTTTCAACAGTAGGTTCAGAACTGAAAGACGCATCACCTACGTAGAAACGAGGAGTGCCACTTGTTGCAAAAACGTTAGCAATTGTAATACCACTTGCGTTTTTGTCCATGTGGAACCCTTTAGTTCTATATAACCAAGGAGATGATTCAGTTGCAAAACATATGTTTGAAGGATTTCTTTTACCTTTATATTCGAAGAAACTTGGGTCATAACCGTAATCGGCACTTGTAGAAAACCCTAAGAAAGTTTTTCTTATATTATCACCTGATGATAATCCAGCATCGTCTGTACCTGATGGTGTACCAAAAGGTGGATTGAAAACTAACTCACCTGGGTAATCATATTTAGTTTTAATTATAGGGAATGGTGATTTTGCTCCTGCATATTCTCTGAAATTATATCCTTCAAATCCACAAGGTAATGAATCTATTGGTGCGTCTTCATTCATTTCAACCATTACATATCTTGATTTCAATTCAAACTCACCGTCCAAAGTACCAATTTTTTTGGCTATAAAACTATTTTCGCTTGGATTCATAGTACAGTTTGTGAATTTTTCTAACACAACAGGATTTGAATCTGTATCGTAGTAATCACGAATTAAAACTGTAAATGTTTCATTTGCGAAAGATATATCAGATATAGATATTTTAACTTCTGTGTTGGCACTGTTCCCGTCAGAAATTGTGTAAAATTTAAATAAGTTATAAACTTTGGAACCTCTAACTTCAGAAACAACCCATGGACTTTCAGGTGATTGATACTTTTCTAAGTACCAAGCAATTGATGTTGGATCTTCGCTTTGTGCTTCAGGTAATGATATTAAACCACATTTTAAACCTCGTATGTAACCTTTGTTATACGCCCATCTTAAAAGTGATTGGAATCTTTCTTCCACAAAAAGTGGTACCACATTTCTTGGTTTACCAAAGTTACTTGTTCCGAATACTTTTGTAAGATATTCTGAATCCGAATTTGCGAACGACGTAACAAAAGTAAAGTTGTTACCTAAGTAGTTAGTCGCATTTATTGCAAATTTAGCAAATGGATTTTTTAATACGCCCGAATATTGACCTGAACAATCCATTGTAACATCAGTCAAACCAGTTATTTCATATCTTGGGTTCACGTCATCGCTGTAATCCGCAATACCTCTTGATCTTAGTGTTGCAATAACCATGTCATCATAAAGAGTGTATGAATTACCGGTATAATAATATATCATACCTATAACTGTTCCTGAGTAACAATCAACAACAGTAGTAGTAGTTGTTGTAGTAGGAACCACAGGTGTTGGTGTTATACAAGGATTTGTAGTCGTTGACGTAGTTGTTGGAGGAATTGTAGTTGTAGTTATTGGATTAATTGATGTTAACCCTGAAACAACAGACCAAAATGAATAACCCGAATAATTACTATTTCCTGTGTTTTCAAACAAAGCATAGTACCAAGTATCATTAAATGGTGATAAGAAGTTTGTTAAGTTACTAGAAGGTGATGGTACATTAAACACATTTGTAGAAGCTGTATATCCACTTGACAACATGTCATAATCATCACCATCAATAGTACCGAAGTAAGCAATAGATGTATTTTGAGAAAGAGGATTTAAAATTCTTTGATATGTAAAAAACTGTAAATCTTCTAATAAAGTCGAAGTATTACCGTTGAACTGTTCGTATTGTGATGTTAACAACGCTTCTATTTCTGCAGGAAAGGCTCCGAAAGAAACAGAACTTGGTGAGTTAGTACAACCTGTAAATGCCACTTGAAAAGGTAATGTCTTAGCTGACACACAAACATCCTGACAATCTATTGTTACTGAACTCAAACAATAAGGTGCCAAAGTGGAAGGATCTAAGTTTGCGCTTGTAATTATTGACCAAGAAGGACCCGCATCATATCCCGATAAACCTAAAACTCTAGTTACAAATAATTGATTAGATTGTTGTAAATATGATTTGGCGATGTATGCCGCTTCATATTTAGGAATTTGAGTATTTACAAATTTTTCAGGTGAAGTAGGACCAAAGTAAGATTGGAACTCATCATAGTTTTTAATAAAAATAGGTTCGAAGGCCGGACCTTTAAGTGTTTCTCCGACAATACCTAAAGTTGTAACACCAACGCTTTGTGCCACAAAACTTAAATCTACTTCAGAAGTATAGACACCAGGTGAAACGAAAATTTTACTGTTAGTTGCCATATTTTTTAATGTTAGTTTATTATAATTTATTTTTTATATAAATACCGAGATTTTATGCAAAAACTTTACTTATATAAAACTATTTATATCTTGGTAGGTTTTTTTTCTACCTTTTTTCTACCTATGAATAAAGAACCAAAAAAAATAAAAAATTTAAAAATTGATCCAAAAGTTCACGATGTTCTTAAAAAGTATTGTGATAAAAGAGGGATTAAAATGTATAGATTTTTGGAAAACCTGATTTTAGAAAAATGTTCAGAAAAAAAAGATTTATACGGAGAATAGTTAAATTAGTTTTTGTTGTAATACTAACTTAGCGTTTTTTGTACCATCATTTTTTGTTACATCTATTTTTAAAATGTCATTAGTGTTGATTTGGATTTCTGAAATATCATTACCATAGAAGTCATCATTTATATAAACACTATATGTAGATATGTTATCGACTTCAGCAACTGTCATATCAGAAGTAAAAAATATTTTGTCTGAAAACGTGTTTACCCCAACTTTAAAAGGAAAAGTTAAATTTGTTGGTAACTCTTGATTCTTTTTTGGTTTTTGTTTCTTTATGGAAGTATCAGTTTCATAAATCTGCATTGTTCTTACAATCGCAGGTTGTACAACAAATTCATCTTCATCAAGTAAAAATCCCTGTAATGTCATTGGATATTTCTGAATATAGTATTTTCTTTTTTCTAAATCTAAAACTGATTCATCTGCTATGTCACCCATAACAATCGGAATATAATGACCTTTTATTTTTTGGTAAGCTTGTCTAGATGCAAAAAGTTCCATTATTGTTTTGTTGAACTCATTCAACTCTCTCATACGGTTACAAATAATCACTACAGTATAGTTTATTTGGATTGGTACAGGTTGGGGAATTTTATATATATCCATACCATGTCTTTGACCGTCCCAAGTAGGAACTTGAGCATAATGATATAATCTTTTGTTAGGAATATTATATTTTAATTGTGGATCACCAAATTTAACTTCGGGTTGTCTAACAACAGTAACAAAAGGAGGTTCAGCATTTTTATCAATATTTTGGAATTCCCAAGTTTCGGTAAACTGAGCCCAGTTCTGTGTTGTTATAAGAATATCAACGACAGATATTTTTTTTCCTTCGATGGATATTGTCATGTTATCTTTTACAAATTCCAAAAAACCTTTATCTAAATCTGCATGTAATAAACCTTTTGGTAAAAAAGTACCATGTTCAGCAATCATGTCTGCTAACTGATGTCTTCTTTCCAACGGACTTACACCATTTTCTAATGGTATATATTTTTTTATTTTTTTAGGTAATCCCATATCTTTTTATTATAATCCTCTGAACTCATTTGATGTAACAGGTGATGCAATTATTGTTCTATAAAATGGCTTATACCCTTTATATGTATGTTTTATATCAGAAATCACACGACCATCATTGACAACTGTATAATATCTTACAAAGTTTTCGCTATCGTAATAACCCACATAATCACCAAAACTTATTTCTATGTTTAAATCTTCCAAAGTTTTCAAGTAAACAGACATTGTAATGTTACCTGGTTCTACTTGATCAATTTTAGTAGATCCGATCATTTTATTTTCGGGTGCCGCTATAGCAACATAAGCATTAAATTCAACAGGAGGATGAAAATTTATACTGTCGGATAAAGTTTCACCATAAACATCGTCAGTTTTTGTTTTTGTTCTATCAACTCTATAAAGTACACAAGTATAATTCATATCACCATTTAACCACTCTTGACCCATAGATACTTCAAGTGAAAAATCTTTTTCACCAAAAAATTTACCTAATCTAGTTATTGGAACTTTACTATCCATTTTGATGTTTTATTGATAAATATCTTTTTTTTGTTTATTTTTTTAAAAAAAGTTTTGTCTAACAGTAAGCAATTAATAGAACACCAAGCATTAGAGCTATTAGATACATATAGTGGTGCCAACAATTATATTTTGTTTCTTAAAACAAAAAAAGAAAATAATAAAAAGTTTTACCCAACGAGAACTCAAGCCGACTATATAAACAATTATTATAATGTACAACCAAAAGTAGCAAGAAAGTGGGTGGACTTGGACACGTATTTTGCTAAAAAATTTTCGGAAGAAAGATATCTTTTAGAAGTACCTAATAAAATATACGTCGAAAAACTTTTAGTGGAAAAAGAAAAATCTTACCATATTTGGGGTAAATTTTTTGAAAAGGATGTTCTTTCAGAATTTTGGGTACCTAAATCCGCACTAATAAAATCACACACTACTGACATCGTTGAAATTAGTTATGATAAATATTCACATAGACCACCACTTTCACATCAAAAAGAAGCAATAGAAAAATTAGTAGGTTCAAGAAGGTTTATTTTGGCGGATGATATGGGTCTTGGAAAAACAACATCAACTATAATTGCGGCACTAGAAACAGGTGCCAAAAAAATTCTTATTATTTGTCCTGCGTCTTTGAAAATAAATTGGCAAAGGGAAATACAAAACTACACCGAAAGGTCTGTTTTTATATCAGAAGGAAAAAAATATTCAACAGAATCTGATTTTGTTATTGTAAATTATGATATATTAAAAAATTTTCACGACCCCAAAGAAAAAGAAAATTCATTACTTTTAAAGTCACAGTTCGAGTTGGTTATTTTAGATGAAGCACATATGGTGTCAAACGCACAAGCCCAAAGAACAAAAATTATAAATAGTTTCGTTAAAAACATAAAAAGGGTTTGGTTACTTACGGGTACACCAATGACATCAAGACCGATGAATTATTATAATCTTCTAAATATTATAGAAAGTCCTGTTGCCCAAAATTGGATGGCTTACGCAATAAGATATTGTCAAGGGTATCAATTTAACGCGGGTAAAAGAAAAGTTTGGAACGTTACTGGTGCGTCTAATTTAGAAGAATTAAAAGACAGAACGTCTAAACAAATATTGAGAAGACTAAAAGAAGATGTTTTAGATTTACCTGATAAAATTATAACACCCGTTTATTTACGATTGAGATCTAAAGAATATGAAAATCTTATGGGTGAGTATTATGATTGGTACGATAAAAACCCCAATGAATCTTCATCCCTTACAGTTCAATTTTCTAAACTTATGAAAGTTAGAAAAGTCATAGCAAATGAAAAAATAAGTCAAACTATAGAATTTGCAGAAAACATATTAGACCAAGGTAAAAAAGTAATTATTTTTACAAACTTTACTGACACCCTACAATCCATATATCAACATTTTGGAAAACAAGCGGTTTACCTTGATGGAAGTTGTTCAAATTCAGTAAGACAACAAGCGGTTGATTCTTTTCAAAATGATGAAAAAATAAAAGTATTTGTAGGTAATCTAAAAGCCGCTGGTGTTGGTTTGACATTAACATCTGCGGAAGTTGTAATTATGAATGACTTATCTTTTGTGCCTGCAGAACATTCTCAAGCCGAAGACAGAGCATATAGATATGGTCAAAAAAACAACGTTTTGGTTTACTATCCTATATTCGAAAACACAATCGAAGGTGCAATTTATGATATATTAAACCATAAGAAAAAAATAATAAGTACTGTAATGGGTGATGGTGATTCAGAAAATATTGGTGACGTTGTTGAAGAAATTTTAAATCACATCAATAAAAGATAATTTTTTTATTTTTCTTTCATATTTATAAATAAAAAAATTATGAACAGATATAGTGAAAAAAGAATAGAAAACGTTCTTCGAAGAATTTTAAAAGAAGAAGAAATAAATCTTGCTGCGGATGTGGAGCTTCTAAAGACACATAGTAACATACCTGGATGTGATCCTGCTAGATTAGATTTCCAAAAATGTTCGACTGAAGCTTTCAAAACATTACCAGCTCCTGAATTTGTAAAATTGTTTGAGAAGTTATCTCAACAATCAGATGAACCACTTGAAAATCCCATGGAAAAAATAGGGGATATGAATGAATCAAGAAGGTTTAGAAGTAGATACAGATATTAATCTAAAAAATTTCTTAAGACCCCACCAATAGTGGGGTTTTTTATTTATTTAAGTTTTTGATAACCTATCTTGTTTTAAGATGAGGTTTAATAAACATTAAAAAAAATAAAGTTATGGAAACAGTTATATTAATATCAGTTTTATCTACTTTGGGTGTGGTTGCGGTTGTAACATCAGTTGTGGTCACGTTTTTAAAGTTAAAAGTTAAGGTTGATAAAAACACTTTTTTTACTGAAGTTAAATCATTTCATGATTATATTGATCATATAGAAAGGGAAAGAAGACACTCACTTAGTGAGATAAACAATCGTATTGATGATCTACATAAAGATCTATCAATTAATTTAAACAACTATAGTGACGAAGTTGATAGAAGATTTACAGATTTAGAAAGACTAACTAAATTTGACATTTCAAACCTGTCAAGTCATATAGATTCGCGTTGTGATAAATTAGACGCAAAAATTAAAGAACACAAAAAATAAAAAAAACATAACCTCATCTAATTGACCCCATCTAAAATGGGGTTTTTTATTTTAAATGATATTTATTTTCAATGAACGTTACTTTCAAAAATATAAATTCAGACATAAGCAAGCAAGAAAAAGATCTACTTAAAACTTTTTGTAAGTTTTTACAAAAAGAGTATCCACTAAAAGATGACTTAGTAATTCATCTGTTGGGACAACGTGAAGGTAGAATGACCACAGGAAGTCAACACAAAGAAAAGGGAATCAAAATTTTAGTAAATAATAGAATGAACAGAGATATTCTTAGAACATTAGCACACGAATGGGTTCATAGTCATCAAAGAAATGTTTTAGGTAGAAAAAGAGGACCTGATATTGGTGGTCAAAACGAAGACGAAGCCAATTCTTTGGCAGGTTCACTTATTAAAACTTTTGAAAAAGAAAATCCTGATTTAGAAAATATTATTTTTGAAGGATTGAAACCAATCCAAGACAAAATTCAATTATTGGAAGAAAAGATTCTTATTCAAGATAAATTCAACATCCAAGAAAACTTCATTTTGGAAATGAAAAAAATTGGTATAGAAAAACTCCCGTATTCATATTCCGCAATGAAACAGTTTGTAGATCCTAAGACTATGAACATACATTATAATAAACATTATAAAGGATATGTAAAAAAACTTAATGATGCGTTAAAAAATAAAGAAGGGGAAATGGATTTAGAAGATATAATAATATCTATAAATAAATTTGACGACTCGGTAAGAAATAACGCAGGGGGAGCCTTTAACCACGCTTTATTTTGGAAAATGTTGTCACCAAAAAAACAAATACCAAAAGATGAAATCTTCAATAAGATTACCGAAGATTTTGGTAATGTAAAAAAAATGAAGGACCAATTTAATGAAGAAGCAAAAAAACGATTTGGATCTGGATGGGTTTGGTTAGTGATAGGAAAGAACAAAAAATTAAAAATATTGTCCACACCAAATCAAGACAACCCATTAATGAATATTGTTAAAGATGGTGGTTATCCGCTTTTAGGATTAGATCTTTGGGAACACGCGTACTATTTGAAATACCAAAACAAAAAAGATGATTATATCAAAAAATTTTGGAACCACGTAAATTGGGACTTTGTTAACGATCTGTATAAGAAAAAAATTGAAAAAAAAACTTTAAAAGAATCTACAGTTCGTAAAAAAGTTTTAAATGAAAGTAAAGAAGTTTTTCCAATCAAACCAAAATCCTTTAGGCTTATTATAAATAAAGCATATCCTTTTTGTGAAGGTGAGTTTCATCCGAATGGTTGTTTAGGTAAAATACAAACTGATGAATGTCAAACTGAAGATGGAATAATAGGTGGTAGATTTACAGAAGAAAATTATGGTGGTTTAGGAAATTGGTCTATTATAAATAGATTTGACACTAACAGTGCGGTACACAAAGAAATCCAAAAAATATGGGTCGAAGAAACTGATGGTTTGGAAAATTTTAGGATTTGGATTATGAATAATATTGATGACCTTGTTGGTAACGATGGGAGATTTACTGAACGGTTAGTAAATTTGAATAGCCAAACTATAATAGATGGTAGGGAAAATGAAAACTATGCCAAATCAGTTTTAATACAATCTTTCAAACTTAACCCACAAGAAGAAGGTATGACTTGGCAAATTAAAGAAAGATGTGCTGGTGATATAAGAGATAGAAAACTTGGTCAAGACTTCGATTTGATAATTGAAAACACTTCATACTTTGTTCAAGTAAAACCAGTTGACGTTAGTAAGGTCGAAAAAATTGGGTCTGAAAGAGGTTATTATTACAAAGTACCTTCTTGGCATAACCACACAAAATATAAAGAAGATAATGTTGACGTTATATTATATGTGGACAGACCTAATGAAAAATACATTATGTTCAGAAATGACTACACAAGAATACAAACTGTTGCAAATCCATCTACGTTTCCTAAGTTTTTTGTCATTTATTATGAAAATCCTATAAGTACAAACCTTTCATTAGATGTAATTTTAGAACCTACTAAATCTGAATCAAAACCTAAATTGGTGAGGGATGTGGATAAAGAAATTGAATATTACAAAGAAAGAATAGATTACTACAAAAATAAACTACGTGAATTAGGTCAATCTGAAAATATTAATGAAATTATTAAATTTTATAAAAAAAATCTTGATCAACTTATTACCCAATAAAAGATATTTATATAAAAAACAATCATCATGTCAATTATAAGTAATGAAGAAAGAGAAAGACTATACACAAGAGTCAGACACATTTTAGGAGCACCTTTAAGATCGGTTGAGTTGGAAGATGAACAACTAGACACTCTTTTGGAATTTTCAATAGAAGACTATTCACAATATATACAAGATTGGTTAACTGAAAGTCAGTGGACAAGTCTTTGGGGTTTGAACGTCGAAACCCAATCTTTAACCAAGGCATTCATGACCAAAAGTTTAGATTATGAAACACGATACACTTACGCGTATTCTAAAATTGTAGGTTTACAAGCTGGTGGTGATTGGGTTATGAAAAAAGACTACATTCAGTTACAAGCGGGCCAACAAATATATGAAATACCTGCGGGTAGAGAGTTAAATGAATTGCTCTGGTTCACACCACCTGAAATGAATAACTTACTTTTTGATCCATGGGCTTTTGGTGGTATAGCAGGAGGTGGAATATCAGGACCCGCTGGTTATGCACAAGTAGGAAACGTTTCAGGTAGTTACTTTTTGATGCCGGCATTCGACATGTTATTAAGAATGCAAGAAATAAACATACAAAGAAGAATAATTGCTGGTGATTTGACCTATAGAGTAACTGCACTTCCTGATGGTAAAAAAGCCGTTCATTTGATGAATACACCAGGTGGTAAATTTGACTTTGGTAATTCAACTTTGATGAAAGGAAAAGTTTGGTATTGGTATTATGACACTACAGACGGTGATAGAAATAAGTGTCTTAAAGACAATCCCGATATTATCAAGTTACCATCTGACGTACCATATGAAAAGTTATCGTGGAATGATTTAAATAATCCGGCACAAATTTGGGTAAGAAGATGGTTGGTTGCATCTGCTAAGGAATTATTGTCCAAAGTTAGGGGTAAGTTTAGCGGTAATCTTAAAACACCTGATGGTGATTTAACAATGGAATGGCAATCATTAGGTACTGAAGGTAAGGACGAAAAAGTAAAATTAGTTGAAGAACTTATTGGCGCTGAAGGAAAATTAACAAGACTAAGGCCGGATAAAGTTATGGAAAGAGAAGCTTTAATTGCTGAAAATCTTAACAAAACATTAAAGTTTCGTGCCATGCCAAGACAAATATACGTTATATGATGACTAATTTACCAACAAGAAAAAACATAATAAAATATCAAACATTGGTTGAAAGTTCTAAAGAAAAGGAAAAGGCAATAATAATTTCCAAAGATCAATACCATACCAATGATGAATCATTATTAATTGTTAAAGGTATACCTAATTGTGAAGTAACACTAAATTCTAAATTAACAAAAAGAATTATAATAAAATCCCTTACGACAGTTTTGGTAAAATCTGACGTAGGGACTATAGATGAAGAATGGGATGAATTACTTTTAGAAAAAGGGGCTTGTGTACAATTTCAATTTGTAGAAGGTAACTGGTATATACTATCCTCAGACGGTTTGAAAATGTTCTAAATCATTGGCCTTGAGATATTTTAACATAAATGGATCTGCCATTTTATACATGTGGTATGGTGTTTCACCAACACGATTCCAAAATAACATTTCTTCCGCAGATATTTCCATAACATCTTCTAACTTGTCTTGATCGGCGTCATCAAATGGTTGACCA